GGGGGCCCCCGCGACGGTGTTTTGGGTGGTCCAGACGCCGTTCTTCGTCACGGTGGGCACCACCATCTTGGGGGCGTTGTAGCCCACGGTCTCGTAGGTCGTGAGCGCCCCGCCCACGAGGGCCGTCCCCGCGATAATGAGGGTGCCGTTCCCGGTCCCGCCCATCACCTCGTAGTAGCGCTGGCAGCGGGCCAGGTCGTCCGCCGGGTGGAGCGGCTTGTAGTCCACGGGCACGCTGCTCACAGCGAGCACCGCGTTGTCGAAGTAGTAGTGCCCGCCCGCCAGCAGGTCGATGATGACCATGACCCCCGTCACGGGGGGCGCGCTGGGCGAGACCACGTGCGTCACGGAGAGCGTCTGGTAGACATCGCCCCCCGGATGCGACGTCCCGTTCGTGCCCGTGGGCCCCTCGGTGATCGAGACGCGGACCCCGCCGGGCACGGCCCCGCGGACGCGGACACTGAAGGTGACCGTGCGCCCCATGAGCGCCTGGAAGTTCTCGATCTTCTGCTGGATCTGGCTGTTCCCGCCTGGCTGGTGGCTGTACTGGACGTGGAGACAGGCCCCACTGCCCGTATCCATATGGGTGGTATCCCGGTCGGCCAAATAGGTGGAGAGGGCTCCCATCGACAGGAGCCAGCGGTCGGCCGTGTAGACCAGGTTGGCGGCGAAGGGCCCATTGCCCCGCTGCCACACCTCGAACCCGGGGTTCGTGAGCAGGTTGCCGCGGGCCACGTCGCCAGCCAGGTTGGCATCGCCGATCCCCGTCGGCATGTGGGCCGGGCCCAGGCGAATCAGGTTCACCTCGCCGCTCGTCAGGGCGGGGGAGGCCATGACCAGGCCGGGGTTGGCTCGCTCCTTGGTGCGGCTCAGTTCCACCCAGCCGAGCCCGGTCGACACCAGCGTGAGGGTGCCGCCTACCTCGCCCACGTAGTTGCGGGTGCCCGTCAGGTTCAGGTTCACCCCGTCGTGCTGCAATGCGCCGTTCTGCGTCAGGAACTCCAGCATGATGCAGACGCCTGCCGGCCGAGCCGGGATCGCCGTGATCGTTGTCGTACCCGTCACCTGAATGAGCAGCTGCCGGCCATCCGGGACGTTGAAGGTGGCGGCTGCCGCCATGACGCCCCAGTACCGGAAGCCCAGGCCCGAAAGGTACTGCCGCTCGTCGGTGATGTCGCTCGCCAGAATCGAGGACGTGCCCTGGCGGACCAGGATCTGGGCCACGTAGAGGTCGTGGATCACCGGCACGCCTGTCGGGCCCAGGATCCGGGAGACGGCCGGCGGGACGGGGGGCTGGGGGACGATGCCCCCCTGGATGATCACGTAAGAGACTACGGGGGAGGTCGCATTCAGGCGAATCACCAGGCGGTCGATGCGGTCCGCGCCCGCCCCGTTCGGGGCAATGGCGATGTTGTAGGTCTGCCCGAACTCCCAGAACACGCCGCGGACCACGCCCCGGCCCGGCGCCATGTCGATACTCAGGTTGGCGCCTGCCCCGCGGGGTGTGACCGCCAGCGCCTGCAGGTCGTTCGGGTAGATGCCGTCGCTCACCCACTCCTTCTGCCACCGCAGGAAGTCGGACTGGCCCGGCTGCGGGGGGACGGACGTCGCCAGTGGGTAGTAGGCATCAGCATTCGGTGCGGCCATCAGCCCCTCCGTTGCAAGCGTACCGTGGTGAACAGGTTGGCCCCCGCCACCGCGACGGTGAACCCGCTCGTCCCCGGGGGAAACCCCCAGAACGTGCCGCTGGTGTCGGCCGGGATGGCTACGCCGTAGGCGTCCACGATGATGCGCCGCGTGGGGTCGGCGACGATCAGCAGCGACGCCCCGTGCGGCAGGTCGTGCGCCACATACAGCGCCTCGCCCGTCACGGTGTTGGTCAGCAAGATGGTGGCGGCCGGGCCCGTGATCGTCCAGCGGGGGTACAGCGTCTCGGCCGTGCTATTCTCCACCTCGCCCGCCGCCTGGAGCGTGCCCTCGTCCACCACCGGCCAGCACTCCGTGATCGGGTACCAGGAGGTGTCGAAGGCCGGCATCGTCCACGTCTCGGAGAGCGTGAACGGCAGTACCCCCGTCGTCTGGATGAGGACAATCTCCAGCACCGTGTCGGGCGTGCGCTCTCGCTCCTGCGTCGTGGCCACCTCGCGGATGCTCTTGAGCCGCGTGATGTAGGTGGCCCGCCAGCGATCCGCAAACACGAACGGCATGCCGCTCTCGCGGAGCGCCCACAGGGCCCGAATCTTCCGCTGGGGGTTCTCCAGGTCGGAGCCCGGCAATTGCGTCCGCCCCGACGGCACCGACGCCTGGAAGGTCCACTGGCGGTACGGCTTCGTGTTGAGCGACCAGCGCAGGAAGAGGCCCCGCAGCACCATGGTGTGGGTCGGGTCCGTGTTGTGGGCCGTCAGCTTGATAAAGACCCGCTTCCCCTTGATGGTGTCGATGTCTTTATCAAAGATCAATTCCGTGATGGGGCTGGTAAACACCGTGCCCAGCGCCAGCAGCGGCCCCCCGTCCACCCGGTACTGGATCGTGAAGTACCGCACGTTCTCCAGCAGATCGTCCGCAATTACCCGCAGCGACAGCAGGATCTTGTCCTCATCGGGCAGCAGCAACTCCGCCTCGGGCAGGCTCAGCGTCCCCGTGCCCGTCTTGTAGCGACAGCTGGGGTCGTCGAGGGGCCATTCCCCGTTGGACGGCAGCACGACGTAGGTGATGTTCGCCCCCACGCCATACATCAGGGACGGGCTTTGCCCGAGCGGGTGGGTCACGCACATCGCCCGACACGAGGCGTTGGGGGCGAGCGCCAGATAGGGCGTGGTGCTGTTGGACAGAGCGTCCCGCTTGAGGATCCAGTTCGTGGCGTCGTTCGATTCCACGCTGTAGTAGAGCCAGCGATGCGTTCCGGCCATGGCCGTCGGCACGCCCTTCACCCGTTGCGGTCGCCGCGAGGGGTCCGCCCACACGGTAATGTTGCGGGCCTCGCCCGTGTTCTGGTCGGAGGGGGCGTACTGCCACAATTGGCGGTCGCGGAGAAACTGCAGGGCCAGCGGCCCCCGCTGCTGGTCGTCTTGTCGCCCCAGCCACCAGCGCAGCAGGGTGCCATTGTTGCCGTCGTAGCTGTCGAAGGGGATCAGCACGTGGTAGACCGCGCCCTCGTTGTCGATATACCCCAGTTCGTTCTGCTTCCCCACGTACACCAGCACGAGCCCGCCCCCCGGGGCCAGTTCGCGAATGCGAATGTCGGGGCGCCCACAGCGAATGGGCGTGGCAAACGCCAGCCCGTCGGGGGACGACATGACTTGATTGAACGTCGGCTGCGTCTCCCCGCCCACCGCATAAATGTTGGAGTGATCGGCCGTGAAGGCGAAGACGTACATGTCGGCAGGCGTGCTGGTCCGCACATCCTGCAGGGTGACCAGGTCGGTGGTGTACTGGGCGATGCCGAACTCGGCGTAGCCGAAGAAGAGCTTGCCGTTAAAGCTAGCGACCGCCGCCCCCGATGTCACCGGCGCCCGCAGGGTGAGCGCTAGCTGCCAGTTCCCCGGCCCCACCCGCTTGTATACGTGGTTGGCCGCCACCGCGACGAGCGTGTTGCCCGTCGCCACCTGCACGAACTCCCCGATCCAGTTGATGAGGTTCGTGTTCCCCGGTAGGGTCTCCACCACCTGCTCGGGCTCCATGATGGGGAGCCCGTCGGAGCAGTCCATCCCCTCCGCCTCGAAGATGGCGTTCTGTTCCTTCTGCGGTTCCACCGCATCCGTGTAGCGGCGCAGCCCGTAGGTGCCATCAAAGCGGGAAACGGTGGAGGCGGACTCGTGGGGGGCGAAGTCGGCGTACTTGAGGTCGCCCTCGGCAATCTTCTCGCCGAAACGGCTGGCCTCCTCGACCTGGTACACCACCCGCCCGCTCTCGTCGTAAACCAGCTGGAAGTCCAGGGTGTCGACCCGGACCATCTCCTGCCGACTGGCGTTCGGGTGCGGGTGTCCCCCGATCATGCGGACTCCCTAGTGCAGTTGATGCGAGGCGCCGAGCCAGCTGGCGTCGTCGCCGCCGGGATGGGCCAGCTGCCGGCCGTCGCCCCGCCCGGGGACCACGATGCGGGCGTTCGGCCCCCGCGGCAGCCGCTCCAGCAGCGTGGCCCGCGCCTCGGTGAGCGCCGCCGTGGCGATCTGCAGGGCGTAGAGCGCCTTGCCCACCGGCTCGGAGTCCACGTCCCACTTGGCCAGCAGGTAGCTGGCGTGCATGAGCAGGTACTCTTGCACCACATCGTCGTACTGGGGGTCGCAGGCCACCACGCCGCTATCGCTCGTGCGCCCCGTACTGCGGAGCGGGGCCCGCCCATAGAGCCGCACGAGCGAGCCCGTCGGGGGCACCTGCTCGAACTGGATCTCGTAGGCGGTGGAGCCATCGCTCTCCGTCGTGGTGTAGAGCCGCCAGTTGTAGGGCGTGGCCGTCGCGTAGGGGTAGCCCACGTAGTTGCCCTCGGTCGAAATGCTGACCGACACCTCTTCCAGCAGCGTGGCCACGATGGACCCCGGCAGGCTGGGCAGGGTGTAGCGGTACTGGTGCTCGACGACGGGAAACTCCTGGGTGATGGGCCCCGCGTAGGGGATGGCCAGGTCCGCGATGCCGGCGTTCACCGCATCCCGCAGTTTCCACCAGGGCGTGCGGGTGGTCATGTAGTAGGTGGCCGGGCCGTGGGCGTTCGTGAGCGCCTCGGGCCAGGCCCGGGCGAAGTCCACGGAGGTCCCCGCCTGGTGATAGGTCGTCGCCCGCCGGTGCTCACCGCAGTTCGTGCCCGCATTGAGGCTGGTCCGGGGGCAGTACACCCAGGCGTTCAGGCGGTCGACGTTCTCCACGAAGTAGTCGGCAAAGGTGCCGCAGATGAGTTGCCGGGTGGACCCCGCCGCGTCGGGCACCAGGGTCAGGAGTTCGCTCCGCCGGTCGGCCAGGGTGGCTACGAGGTCGAGGATGGGGAGCCCCATACCAATGCTCCTGTCGGAGCCTCCGCCTCGACGGGCGGCCGCCCCAGCGCCTCATCCTCTTCCCGTAGCTGCGCCTCGTGGAACTGGCTCACCACCTCGGGCGCCATCCAGCCCGGCACCGTGTACTCGTCGGGCGGGATGATCGAGCCGGAGGGGTCCGCGAGCAGGGCCCGGGGGGTGAGCAGGCGTTTCTCCATGTCCGCCACCCAGCGGCCCACATGCCCCAGGTAGGACGGTTCCAGGGCCACCGTGATCTCGGGCTTGCTCAGGCACCACATCAGGGTGCGCTCGTCATAGATACGGGCATGCCCCCCACGGAAGGCGAGGAGATACCCGGGCGGCGCGGCGGGCACCGCCCGGGTCCAGGGGGGGTTGTGGTAGCAGTTAGCTATGAGTCGCATGGTATATTGCCTCACACAAAAACGGGACGGCGCCGCGTCAACGGCCCGCCCCACGACACCGAAGATTGGAGCTTCGATGCAGGTGCATCCTACCACGAAGCAGCGTGTTCTCCTCTGGCTCAAGATCGACTTCAATGGCCCAATCCCCGAGTACCGCCCCGACCTGGGCCCCTGCTGGCTCTGGACCGGCTGCGTCGACCGTGACGGGTACGGCCAGCACAAGATCCGTCCGCGCCAGTACAAGGCCCACCAGGTTGTCTACGAGGTGGTGTATGCCTGCTCGAAGCTGCCGGGCTACCAGTACGACCATCTGTGCCGAGTACATCGCTGCGTGAACCCCACCCACCTGGAACCTGTCACCCCGAAGGAGAACTCGGAGCGGAGCGCCCCGGCTACGAAGCTGCTCTGCAAGCGTGGCCATCCGTTCGACTACTGGAACGGCAAGAATCGGTACTGCCGCGCCTGCAATGCTGAGCACCATCGTCGCTACCGATCCCAGTCGATAGCGTCGTAGGCCGCACGATAGGCGTCACTGGGAACGCTGATCGTGCGTCCTCGTTCCGCCGACTGGGTGCCCCACTTCGACTTCACGCCCTTGGCCGCATCCGCAGCAACGCCCTGCTCAGTTGTTCTGGCCCAGCTTGCCCCACAACCGTCCTGCCCAGGCCCCTTGGGGCAACCGTAGATGGCGGCGTGTAAATAGTTCTCACCGTTACCCGCGTGCGTCCCACCGATCTTCCATTTGCGCTCGACGTCCCGCTTGCCGCAAGCGGGGTTTATACAGTTGTCATAATGACTCCCCTCCTTCCGCCCCTCGGTTGTCCAATCGCCCTTGTTGAGACCAATCACCGCTGCCATGGGGTACTCCATATTTGCGAACGGCCCGCCCGGCAAGGAGAGCGGGCGGGCCGTCCAGGTTAGGGGGGAGGAGCCCCCTGCCGTCAGTAGGCGATGGCTTGGCGCCCCACCAACTGCACGTTGTGGATCTTCGCCGTCCCGGAGGCGGCTCCTGTCTGGAGTCGCCACTCGGCGGTGACCACCTGCCCCAGCCCCCCCAGATACACTGGCGTGCCCAGAATCACCCGAGTCTTGTAGAGGGCGGCCCGCTGCGTGACGGGCAGCACCGTCGAGGTGCCGTCGTCGGTGTCGTAGGTGAGTGTCCCGCCAAAGGGCGTCGCGGCCACCCGGGCCGCGTTCCCCGTGATGGTCTCCTGGTTGATCGTGACCGAGTGCTGCTGGAGGTCCACCGCGCCGATGGCGTAGCTCAGCCAGATCTGCTCTAGCTTGAACCCCATGCGGTCGACCCGCTGGTCGTTCGTGAGCACCGAGGGGATGACCGAACTAATGGGAATCCCAACGTAGAAGTCGCCCGCGGCCGTCGGTAGTGAGAGCGAGTACTGGCCCTGGGCCTCACGGACCGGGACCACGGCCGCGAGGGGGGTGATGAGACTGCGCAACGGCACCGTGAACTGCATGTTCTGCCGCTCGGCATGGGCTCCGGACATCGTTCTCTCCCTTGTCGTGCGGCGTTAGATGCTACCGCCCACTTCGCCCCGTAGATTCCAACGGGACCGTGCCCGTGCGTACCCCAGGATGGCGTACCACCCGAACGTCAGGAAGCGCCCCAGGCGGTCGAAGGGGCCCGTCACGACCGTCTCGCCGTAGGGCCCCGTCTCGTCCGACGCAATTTTGAGGAGTGACATCGGCCCGACCACGTGTACCGGGTAGACCGAGTTCTTGTTGCTGACCGTAATACCCGGTGCGTGCGCGTAGCGGAGCCCGCCCGCCTCGCCCGGACCCGGATCCATCGCCACAATGTCCAGGCCCCCGCCCGCGGCGCCGCCCGTGCCCACGTTGGTGATCAGCACGAACTCGTTCGTGTCGACCCAGGTGTTGCCCGGCTCGGCCGCATCCTGCAGGGTGACCCACTGGCCCGCCACGAAGCCGGAGTTGGAGGTCACCTTGATGTTCGAGTCGCCGATGTTCGCCGCGGCCGCCAGCGTGGTGCTCGCGGGGCTCGTCGACCGGGCCGCGCCCTGGCCCCAGAAGGCTTTGGCCGCACCCGTCACAATCAGCCGCATCCCGGCCCACGCCGCGAGTTCGCCGTTCAGCAGCATTTCGGGGGTGGTGCGGATGGACATGTCGCGGGCGTTGGCGTTCTGCTGCAGGAGGTCGTAGTAGGGGACGGGGTGCATGATCGACACGAGGGTGCCGTCATCGAAGGTGGGGATGCCCATGGAGCGGGCCATCAGGATAGACAGCTTCTCCAGGAAGGCGCCGTTCAGGCGGTCCGCGGCCGTGTCAATGCCGGCGAACCCCGCCCGTGCGGTCTGGCTGTTGTGGAATAACTGGATGCCACCGCCGCCCAGCGTGTTGCGGGCCAGGCGGTCCAGGCTCTCGGCCATGGAGTAGCCGTTCAGCTGGGCGGCCTGCTGGTACACGTCGGGGTACGCCGTGGCGACCAGGAACCGGGTGACCTCCACCGCATCGCCGTACTCGAACAGCTGGATCTGGATGTCGGTGCCGTTCAGGCGCTGGGGCACCACGTCCGTCAGTTCGTCGAGGGGGGTGGCGTTGGGCTGGTTCGACGCCATGAGCGGGAACTTGTAGATGTTCCCCTTGACGCCGCCGGTCTCAATGCGCGTGGCCGCTAGCTGGTCGAAGTAGAGGTACTTCTGCGACTCAATCCAGAAGTCGGCATCGTAGATCGTCTGGACTTCATTGGCGAGGGCGGTACTGGTCGTCGTCGCCATCGAGGATCTCCCCGCGCCCAGTGGGCGCACTGATGGCGCGGGAGACGGTTACCGGCTCAGCCGTGTCTCCGCCTCGGCGCGCAGTTGTTCGAGATTCGCCCGGCGCTGGCTCGGCGGCACGACCTTGTCCCCGCGGGCCTTATGTTCCCGGGAGAGCACCTGGGCAAAGTCGCCACGGTCGACATCCCGCCGCGGGGCGTTCGCCTGGGGGGACATCGGTCGGCTCGCACCCGAGGACGAGCCGGCAGGGGTGGACTTCTTTGCCATGGAGTCGGCCTCCGAGGCGGGCGCAGCCTTGCGTGTCGTTCCCAGTTCGGTCAGCTTCGCCGTGAAGCGATCCTGACTGTCGTGGAACACGTCGGGTACGTCCGCGAGTGTGATCGCCTGGTCTCCGCTGAGCCCGTAGTGGCGGTTCGCCACCGTGACAAGCTCCTGCTTCTTCGCGGCGATCTGCGCTGGCGTCAACTGCACGTCGTTGCGGTCTTGGACCTGCGGGGCGGCTTGACGCTGTTGGACGGTCTGGGCGAGCCAGGTACGGAGTTCCTGGTTTTCCCGCTGGACGAGCTTCACCCGTTCGTTCGCCTGGTCCTGCGGGGGTAGCTGCGAGATGCGGTACTCTTCCGCCCGCCGCGCATACTCGGCCTTCTGCTGCGCCTCCGACTGGAGATAGCCGCCCATCTGCTGGACGGTGTTCATCAAGTAGTCGTTGCGGGCCCGCTGTTCCTGCAGTTCGCGAATGATCAGCGGGTCCACCGGCGCGGGGGCAGGAGCCGCGGCTTGCTCGACCGCGGGCATCTCGTCGGGCATGGATAGGCTCCCTTAGCTCTTACCGCTGGAGAAGGTGCCGGTCGCGGTGTTGGGGCCAGAATATGGAGTCCCCCTCTTCCAGCCGACGGACTGGTCGGGGACCTTCAGGGCCGCGTAGCCGTCCTTCTTGAGAGCGCCCGCCTTGCCGAACCCCGAGGCCTTCACGTGCTGCGAGTTCGTGGCCATGTTGCGCCTCCCGCTACTTGGACTTCTTGCCCTTCTTGGGCAGCTTGAAGAGGGGGTCCGGGCCGATCTTCGTCGGGGCGACCGTGGGCGTGGCGTGCATCGTCCACTGGGGGATGGGGACGGGCCCCGTGCCGATACCGTTCTTGCCCGCCCAGTAGGTGGGGTCCGGCGTGTGGGGCTTGCTGCGGTGCTGGGTTTTCGCCTTCGCCATGGGAGCCCCGTTCTGATGCGGCCTGTCGGCCTCATCGTAACCGAGTATATGCACGTGCGCAACTAGTCCGGTTGCTGCATCTCGTCCCAGAGCGCATCCTCGCGGATCAGCTGGTCCTTCTGCACGATGGACCGCCAGCCCGGCGTCTGCAGCGCCCGCACGCGGCGCACCTGATTCCGCATGCGATCCTTCGTCGGCCCCGGGGGCGTGGCGGCGTACATCTTTTGCATCATGTCCCACTGCGCCCACTCCGACGGCCCGCCCTCCTTGTAGCGGGGGAGCTTCCCCGACTGGTATTCCGCCCACTGCTGGGAGGTCATCGCCCGCCCGATCCCGTACCAGCGCTCATGGTCCGCGATGGCCACCGCCGGCAGCGGGCCCAGCGCCTGCTGGTCGTGGGTGGCCAGCGCCTGCAGCTGCCGCATCTCCCCGAACTTCTTCGCCGCCTCCAGGCGGGCGTACTGCGGGGGGAGGCGGTCGTGGTACTGGACCCGCGCCTTGGCGAGGTCGGCGTCCCACTGCGCCCACTGGGCCTCGTCGCCCAGCGCCGAGCCGTCCGGGTTCACGTAGGTGGGGAAGCGATACGGGTCGTTCAGCCGCTGCCACAGCATGGTCGCCCGCATGCGGGATACCCCGTCGGCGTTCAACTCCATGGGGTTGTTCAGGCGGGCATCCATCGTCGCCTTGACCATATCGGGCGGCACGCCCCAGGTCGCGGACACGGTCTGCAGGGCGGCCTCCCGCGCCCGCTGCATGAGGTGGGCGGGCGTGGTGAGGGGGTCAAGCTCCACGCCCTTGGCATCCGTGGGATTCAGGTAGGCGTTCAGCCCCTGCTCGATGGCCAGGTTGGGGACTGCCACGCCGGGGACCTCGGTGCCCAGCTTGTGGACGCCGGCGTACATCTCTAGCACGTTCACGGGCTGGCCTAGTTGCTGGGAGAGCACGTTGAGCCCCCGCCGCTGAGCCTTGTAGCGGTCGGTGACGCTGAGCTTCGCCATGTCTACGCCCGGGGGCGCCATCAGGTACTCGGCGATCTTCTGCCCCGACCAGCCGTCGGGCAGCTTCGGGAGTTCGTCCTGCATCCACTCGGTGCCCACGCCCGGCAGGCGGTCCTGGAACTCCCGTAGCTCCTTCTGGTCGGTGATCGCTAGCGGGTGCTCGATCTCCAGCGCCTTGTATGCCTGGGCGCGGCCCTTGCCCAGCCGCTGCATACCGTCCAGCTTCGCCTGGTGGGTGATGTCGGGAGCGGCGTCCAGTTCGGCCACCTCCTTGCGCCACTCGACCAAGAACTTCTGGTAGGCCCGGTTGAAGTCCTGTGTCGCCTTCGCCTGATCCTGCTCCCGCTGGCCCAGGTGGGAGGCTCGCTCGGTCATGCTGCCCGACCGCGCCGAGGCCCCGACGAACCGGCTGAAGATCCGCGCATAGGCGGGGCGGGCGTCGGGCGATTCGAGTTGGGAGAGGTATTGGCTCTGCACCTCGATGGGGGTGCCTGGGGGCAGCCGCAGGTCTGAGAGGGTGGCCGGCACGAAGGCGCCCGGCGGGACCAGCCCGATCTCCTGCAGCTTCGGCATGGCGATGTCCATCTGCGACAGCAGGTAATCGGGGGCGGAGGCGCCCAGGCCCCGGGCGGCAAACTGCATCACCGAAGGGGAGAGCCAGTTGAGGTTCGTCGTGTCGACGCCCATGCCCTCGAACAGCTTGGTCGCCACGTGGGAGAGCGCCTTGTACCCCGAGGGCGTCTGCGGCCCGTAGCGGTACTCCGGCGGCAGGACCATCTGCTCCTCGGGCACGATGGGCTGGCGCCGGAAGGGGTCCTGGTTCGACTGGATCCCCTGCCCCACGTTCCAGACGGGGTTCATGGTGAGGGCAGACGTGATCCAGGAGATAGGACTCGTCAACTCGTTGGGGTACATGTCGGTGGGCAACAGCGATCCCAGCGTCCGCATGAGCATCCAACTGGTCGGGGCCTGGGTGCGGGCGTTCTCGTCCAGGGGGTGCCCGCCCGTGGTCGGCGCCTGGTCCCGGGGGGCGCCCGCCGGCTGCGGCGCGTAATAGCGGGTGTGGTAGACGGTGTCCATGACATGTTCGAGGGGGACCGTCAGCGCCGCTGAGATCTGATCCTTCGGGATGCGGAGGTAGATGGGCTTCACCCGGTCGTTGTCGTCGGTCATCGAGCCGTAGACCAGGATGTGGTTCCGCATCCGCTCCTCGGAGGGGATCATCTCGTACAGGTCGGGGAACATGGTGCGGTTCCAGGCGTAGGACATCACTGCGGGGATGCCGGTGAGCATCGTCTCGCGCCCCACAAAGCCCGCGGGATCGTCGCGGGCCGCCCGAAAGGTCCGTAGCTCGCCCTGCATGCGGGCGTTGAGGAGCGGTAGCCACAGGTTCGCCACGCGGGTCATGTTGCCCGCCTTGCTAAAGTCGACCGTCGCCTCGCGGGTGGCAATGGCGGCGGAGAAGGGGGTCGCCCCGACCTTCCCCATCTCGGCCCGGTAGACGGCCATGCGGGTACTCATCTCGGAGATCCCCGACAGCGTCTCCATAAACTCCGCCGGCCCGCGAATGAGCGTCGCCAGCGGGGCGAGGGGATCGTTCAACTGGGGCTTAATGCCGAGCAGGCTCTCGGGCGTCTTCTGGCCGCGAATGACACCCGACATCGTGGTCATGCCGATGCCCTGCTCGATGGCCTCGTCGACCAGCCCGGTCTGCGCTCCGCCCCAGGGCTTGAGGACGTGGTCGCGGAACCCGTCCCACGCCTTCTGCGGCAGGGCTTTCACCAGGGGGTTGTCCTGGTTGTAGCGGTACCAATCGTCGATGTTGTGGGCGAACATCGACGAGAGCGCCCCCGGGAATTCGCGGATGATGTCGACGGGCATGTTGGTGTTAATCATGGCGTTGTGCAGGTCCCGCGTGATGTTCGACATGATGAACTGCGGGCTCCACACCGTGACGCCCTTGCGGAAGGTGTTGCCGATCTTCGCCATGGTGCCCGTCACGGCATCCGCGGCCTCGACGTTGATGCCCCGCAGGAGGTCGCCGATGGGCTTCGTGGTGAGGACGAATTGGTCCTCGCCATTGCGGCGGAAGCGGACCTGCTCCCAGCCCTTCTCCACGTAGGTCTGCGCCTTCTCCAAGGGCCGCCAGTGGCTGCCCCAGGTGTCGGGGAAGACCTGGGCCAGGTCGTCCATCTTGATGGCCAGGTTGTTCATGTCCGCGAGTTGGATCATCTTCACGGCCCGGGACATGTTGTCCGTCGTGTCGATGCGTAGCTCTTTGTTCGGGTCTAGCTCGGAGAACGCCTCCTCGACCTTGGACGCCGTAGGGGTGAGGGGCTCGGTGGGGCGCTCGGGCTTCTTCGTAAACGTGTCGTACTCATCGTCAATCGACTTGATGTGCCCATAGGTCTGGTACCGGGCCTTGGACTCGTCGCGGATCTCCGTCTTGAGCATCTGCCCGTGGTCGGTGTAGTAGTCCAGGACGGCGTCGTAGAACTGCGACATGTCCCTGCCGGCCTGCTCCATCTTGTCGCCCAGTTTCAGCCCCGGCCAGCGCTGATCCGCCAGCGTCTTGAGTTCCTGGAAGTGCGCCGCCTGGGCGGCCGGGTCGATCCCGAGATGGCCCGTGGCCAGCGGCGTGGCCTGCGCGGAGCGCTCCATGGCCACCTGGACCGTGTGCATCCGCTCGAAGTGGTCGAGTTGCTCCGCCGTGCGGATGCCGTTGTCGTAGAGGACGCCCTTTGCGCCCGTCACCGACACCTGGGTGCCGAGGGCGGAGGCGGGGACCTGCCGCTCGATCCAGTGTTCCGCCTTCTGCACGGAGCCGTGGAGGACCTTGACCTGGCCCATGATGTCCATGGCCTCGGTGAAGGGGATCTTGCTCTCCTCCGCCTGGATGCGGATGGCGTCCATCAGGTCGCCCAGCACGGCGTTGCGGTCCCACACCGACGCTCGGAACTGCGCCAGGGACAGGTTCGCGGAGGCGTTGACGGCCGTGCCCTTGGGGTACATCGCGGGGTAGTCGACGTCGGGATCGTAGTTCGTCATCTTCGGGTGGCCCTGCCGGGGCGTGGGTTGGCCTTCGTACTTGGGCGCCTCGCCCTCACGGACCATCATCCGCTGCCCGAGCGGGGTGAGCGGGATGTTGTTGGGATTCAGGTCGGGGACCTCGAACTTGCCCGTGATCCGGGCCGAGCGCTGCAGGTAGTTCTGGGCGCCCACCACGGCGGCCCCTACGGCCAGGCCCCCCATCACCCCCTCGGCGGCGCGGGTCGCCCGGGCCCAGGGGTCGGTGTCCTCGGGCGCCGTGAGCGCCATGACGGCCCCGCCCACCAGGGGCGTACCATACGTCGCCGCCGTCTTAGCCTGAGGGCTGACGAGCGCTGCGGCGGCCTGGGCCAGCGGCGAGTTGGGGTTGGCCGCGGCGGGGCCCAGCAGTTCGGTGTTCTTGACGGCCTCCCAGACGCCCTGCCCCGGGCGGAGCGCCTTCTGGGCCCCCTCCCCCCACTTGAGGTACTCCGGAAGTTTGCCGAGAGCGCCTATCCCCCAGGTGGCCATGCCCTCCAGGACCGGCTGGACGGGCTCGGGCGTGAGGGCATCGTAGCGAGCGAGCGCAGTGCCGGGGTTGAGGGTGTCTAAGAGCCCCCGCGACTCGGGCACCAGCTTGGTCGGCTCGTCCCCCATCGGGTGGCCCATGACCCGCAGTTCCCGGGGCAGCCGGTCCGGCACGGTCTGCCCGTTGAGCGTGGCCCATACGCTGGCGCCAGTTTCCAGGTCCCGCTGGACCAGGCCCTGCGTCACGCCGAGCCCGTACTTCGCGGCGGTGCCCAGAGCTTCAAAGGGCACCATGGCGGTGTGGAGCCAGCCTGCGGCGGGGTCCCGGTCCCGCTCCTCGGCCAGTTGGTTCCAGCGACGGACGGGGTCGATCTGGTACTCCTGGCGGAGCCGCTCCTCTTCGTCGTCGCCGTAGCTGGGGCCATAGCTGGAGCTAGCCCCGACCCCCACGGGCCAGCCGCGACTCGGGGTATTGCTCCAACTCATAGGCCCTTGACACACCCTTTCCTGCGGGATATACTGGGGTTACCGACGCTGCGGTGGCCTGGGGCCCAAGCCTTGCAGCTAGACAAGACGCACCGACTCGCCAAGACGGGCCGTCTCAGCCCGCGTCGTACCTGAGCGACTACCCGCGAGCACTGAGTTGCACCTGCGCCGCCCGGCTGGGAGCCTGGCGGCGTTGGTGTGCCTGCATATACTGCTGCGGGCTCATACCATAAGTATCCAACACCTGGTTGAACCCAATTTGATCCATCGGATTCATGTTCGCCATGGCCATCTGAGACATGTTCTGCGGGTTCGACCACGGGCCGGCGCCGTTCTGATTCCACGAATCCCGCATGGCTTGCGTCTGCTGTTCCCAGGGCTGCCCTGACATCTCAGTCTGGGTACGCATAGCGGCCCGCTCAAAGGGCGACATCTTCATATACGACTGCCAGTCCGGCAGGTTGGGCGTCTGCGGGGCCTGCATCACCGGCCCCGGGTTGAAGCCGCTGGCCCCCGCGTAGGGCTGCTCCAGGCTGTACTGGGACTGGGCAGGATTCACCCAGGGCATGCCGTTCCGCCAGTTCTGGGTGGGCGGCTGCCAGTTCTGACCCGATGGGGTGGTGTCGGGCGACGTCTGGAGGGGCGAGCCCCCCTGGTACGGCGCCGACTCGCCGGGGCCGATGGGCGCCCAGGAGTCCTGCGGTCCACCCATGCCGGGCTTCGGGGTGCCGGGGTTGGCGAGCCACTGCTGGTACATCATGTCTCCGCCCGGGTCGATAGCGCCCGTGGAGAGCGGCGAGTACGTCATGGGGTTACTCATCTGCGGGCTGGGGCCCTGCTCACCGGGGCCCACGGGCATGTAGGACCAGCGCTGGTTCTGGGCGCCATTGCCGGGGGCGGGCGGGTCCGAGTAGATGTTCTGGCCCTGGTCCGAGCCGGGGTAGCGGTAGCGCTGGTCCTGCATCTGGCTGCCGTAGCCACCATAGCCCCCGTACTGCTGGCCGTAGCCCGGCTGGCCCCGGTAGCGCTGGTCGGACTGCTGGCTGCTGTAGCCGCCGTACTGCTGGCCGTAGCCACCGTAGCCCTGGCCGCTCGGGCGGTAGCGCTGGTCCTGCCACCCCGCGCCCCCGCCGGAGGAGGGCCGTCCCTGCTGCTGGGTGGACGGTTGCGTGCCCCCGAACGCCTGGCTGAGCGGCTGGGCCATGCTCACGCCGTTGCCCTGGGTGACGCCCCCGTGGAGCCAGGCGTCGTCGCCGATCACCTGGCCCGTAGCCTGGCTATCCTGCGAGACATCGTTGCCCATGTGGTAGGGGTTGTTCTGGCCGAAGGCGTCGGCGCCCGCCCCTACGTCCTGGCCGCCCCCGAAGATCGCATCGTAGATGGCGCTATACCCGGGGACATGCTTGCGGCGCCACTCGGGATCATCCGAGAGGTCCTGCAGCCCCCGTACCCCCGGCACATGCTCTTGGAGCCACCCGCGGGCGGCCGGGTTCTCGATGTCCGGCAGCGCCGCGTCGGGGTTGGGGCCCTGGATGATATTGGCGATGTCGGGCCCGAGCCCGACCAGCCCGCCGAGGGCGCCCCCGACACGACCGCCCCCACCGAGCTTGCCCCGGCGAGGCTTCGCCGCCTTGGACGGCCGCCGAATACTGTTCTGAATATCGGCGATCTCATCGTCCGTCATCAGCGAGCCGTCCTCGAAGCGGGGCTGCCCATCGGCAAACACCGACTCGTCCGGTAGCTCCCACTCCCAGCCCTTCGCCCGCGCCTGGCGCCAGTCCTCCAGCATCTGGCGCTCGGCGGGCTCGTGGAGGCGTGGCGCGAAGCCGTACTCCTCCTGGAACCCCTGCATCTCCCCGCGGCTGGGGGTCTCGGGGGGCTTGCGCAGCTTCTCGTAGATGGGCTCCCCGGTTTCATCCGTCAGCGGGGGCGGCTCCACCTCCCCAAACAGGGGGCGCTTGGGTTTGCTCTCGTACCGCTGGGCCGCATCCCGGGCCAGCCGGTCGGCCGCGCTGTCAAACGCCCCTGACGAGTCGAGCGAGGGATAGGGCACGTGCTCCCAGCCGGAGCCCACGCCCACGTCCTGGCCGGTGCCGGTGGTGGCGCCCATCTGGAAGGGGTTGTTCTGGCCCGAGGCGGTCGGCATGTTGGGGCCGGGCCCGAGCGGGGTTTGGAGGCCCCGAGCGAGCGACGGGGACATGCCTGAGGTCCCCGTCTGCCCGCTCAGGGCGACCCCGAGCCCCCCAGCAGCCGCTCGACCGGCATTAGCAGGACCGCCCGCTGCGTTCCACTGGGGAGCCAGGCCCGTCAAGTTCTGCAGCCAGGGGTTGCGGAGGGCGGACTGGTAGAGGTCCATCTGGCGACCCGTGCCCGCCTCTTGCCGCGCCTGCTCCTGGGACTGCTGGAACTGTTGGTTTTGCAAGAGCGCCTGTTGGCGCTTGAAGGCATCCTCGTTCTGGGCGAGGCCCCAGTTCTGATACAGCTGTTGCCATTGTAACTGACGCTGGGCCTCGTTTTGCCCCGCGGTAAAGTCTTGCGCGCCCAGCCGCTCCCCGGTCTGGAACTGCTGGGTGCCCTGGCGCTCGCCCGTCTGCCAGCCCTGCTGGACGGCTTGCGTCTGGGCCTGGAACGCCTGCTCCACCCGCTGCTGTTCCCGCTGCCAGTTCAGCTGCTGAGTCTGCATGCTGGCTTGCAGCTGCTGGCCGTCCCGCTGGATCTGCAGGCCCGCGTTCCGGTACTCCTGGTCGAGCCGCTGCTGGTCCTGGGCCAGCTTGTTCTGGTCCTGGTGGATAGCGAATTGCTGCTGCAGCTGCTGCTGCGCCGTGGCGTAGTTCTGGTCCAGTTCCTGTTGGCGCTGGGTGAGTTGCTGCTGCGCCTGCTGGTTCGTCTGGTTGTACTGCTGGATCTGCGCCTGCAGGCGCTGCTGTTCCAGGGCTAGCTGCGCCTGGGCGTTCTGGGACGCCAGGTCGATGCGCCGCGTCTCCTGCGTGAGTAGTCCCTGCTGGTAGGGCTGGATCACCGACTGCAGGCCGGCGTTCGCATTGGCCCCGCCGTAGCTGCCACCGCTCAAGGTGTTCCCCCCGTAGCCGCCCCCGCCCACGGCCTGCGCGGAGATGCCGCCGCCGCCGTAGCCACCGTAGCCGGCCGTCCCCATGCCGCCGATGCCCATGCCGCCGAAGTTGCTGCCACCGTAGCCGCCGCCATAGCTGCTGCCCGACAGGTCGAGGCCGACGCCCACGTTGGGACGGTCGGCGCCGGCGCCCACCCAGCCGTAGCTGCTGCGCGGCAGGTCGATCACGTTGTCCTGGCCTTTGCCGACTGGAGGATCGACGGGCGGCACGGGGTCGGGGGGCGGGACCACGGGGGGGTCGACGGCGCTCGGGGTGGCCCCTTCCCAGGGGGGCGCCTGCGTGGCCGGGTTCCACTCCACGCCGTTAATCAGCCACTTCCCGCCGCCGCTCGGCGTGGGGAACAGGGTGGACCAGGCGGTACCGCTGGCGTTCTTGAGGGCGTCAGGGTCCGTCGGGGCCGGCGCCCCCTCGAACTGGCGCCATGGCTGGGGGTCCAGGTGCCCCTGCGTGATGCCGCCCACGGTGTAGGTGCCGTCGGGGTTCGGGGTCGCCATTCCCGGGGTCGGGAGCGTGGGCGTGACGCCTGTCGCTAGCGTCGTGCCGGTGACACTGGGCGTGGTGATCGTCGTGTCGGTGATCCCGGGAACGGCGATGGGGGTCGCCGTGTAGGCGTCGGCGGCGTTCCCGGTGGCGTAGGGCGCGGTGAGCGTGGCGTTCACGTCCGCGCCGCGGCCCACGTCCTGCCCGCCGCCCACGGGGGGAAGCCAGGCCGGACGGGGCACGTTCGGCAGGGCGGCGTGCGGGATCGGGTACTGGAACTGCTTGAACATCCCGGGGATGTCCAGGGCGGGCAGGGTGTAGGGCGGCGTGGTCGGCGCCGGCGGCGCCTGGCCCGGCTGGATGGCCTGGGCGGAGAGCGCCCCGGGCGAGCCCGGAGGCGGCTCCTGGGATTGCTGGCCGCCGTAGCCCTGGCCCCCCATGCCCCCGAGGCCCTGGTTGCCCAGGCCGCTCCCGCCCCCACGGGACCCGTTGCCATAACCGCTGCCGCTGCTGTTGCCCGAGGCGCTACCGCTGCTGGTGCCTCGGCCGCCGCCCGGCGCCAGGGCATTGGCGGTCCGTGGGTCGAGGGCGCCGGGGTTCGCGCCCTGCATCGGGGCGTTCTGCGTCGGGAGCCACTGGCCGCCATACCCGCCGTAGCCGCCGTAGGGGTTGTCCCCGGTGCTCATGTAGGGGTTGAAGCCGGAGCCGAGGCCGCCCGCGGGGCCGCCGCCAAAGCCCAGGCCCGAGGCGCCCCCGTAGGTGCCCTGGCCGAAGAGGCCGCCGAGCCCGCCCGAGGTGGGGCCCATGCCCATGCCGGGGCCCATGCCCATGCCCTGCCAGCCGCCGTAGCTGCTGTAGTCGGGGGGCGCCCCCTCAAAGGGCGGGGCGGGGGCGCTGTCGTTCCCGCCGGTGTAGCCACCGCCGCCGTAGTCGAAGCCGAGCCCGCCCATGGGGTCGGGGATGCCGTAGGCCGCGTACAGGCCGCCGTAGCCGCCCGAGGGCATATCGTAGGAGGGGGCCTCGGGCATGCCGCCCTCGAACCCGGAGAAGGGCGGGATGCCGTTCATGCCCATCTCAGGGCCCATGCCGTGCGAGCCACCGGCGGTCATGCCGCCCTCGGGCATCCCGGCGAAGCTGTCGTAGCCATCCCCCTCGGCCCGGCCGTAGGGACTGCCCATCCCCGACATGTCCTGCTCGCCCTGTAGGCCGTAGCCGTCCCCTGCGGGCATGGCGTAGGGACTGCCCATGCCCGACATGTCCGGCATTCCCTGCAGGCCGTAGCCGTCTTCGGCGGGCATCTCGGCGGGCGGGCTGTCCGGCCCCTGCAGGCCCTGCAGGCGGTAGCCCCGCCCGTCGGACAGGCCGGAGGGACTGCTCATCGCTCCCACGGACGCCGCCCACGGTTGGCCGTACCCACTGCTCATGCCCTGCATGCCGTAGGGGCTGTACATGCTGGAGAGGCCCTGCTGGCCGTAGCCGGCCTGGCTAGCCGCAAAGCCGCCGCCGGCGCCGCCGTACTGGCCCGAGATGCCGTAGGGATTGCCGCCACGGCTCATGCCCTGCAGGCCCATCCCCTGCAGGCCCATCCCCTGCAGGCCCATCCCAGGGTAGCCGCCGTAGCCGCCGCCGCCGCCGTAGCCACCCATGCCCGGCATGCCCATCCCCGGCATGCCCATGCCCTGCATGCCCCTGCCGGGGAAGCCGCCCATGCCACCCATGCCCTGCATACCGGGCATGCCCATCCCCATGCCACCCATCCCCATGCCGCCCATGCCGCCGCTGTTTGGGCCGCGGGTGGCGCCGGGGATCATCTGGCCCTGGTAGCCGATGCCCCGCAGGAAGTCGCGGGCGTTGACGTCCCCGCCCTGGAGGCCGAACGGGCCGCCGTGGCCCATCGTGATGTCCAGGTGCTGGAAGTTATCGGGCATGCCGGGATACTGGCCGAGCATGTCCATCCCGGGGTCGTTCACGTAGCCGATGACCTGGCCTTTACGGACGGGGCCGCGGGCCGTCATCTGCGCATGGGTGGCCTGGAACGAGAGACCGTTCGCGCCCTGCAAGACGAAGGACGGGACCGGCCCCGCCGGGCTGGGGATCTGGTTGGGGTTCTCCCCGACGTAGCCGTCGAAGGGCGCGTAGACGGGGGAGCCCCGCTTGACGAAGACGTCGATGCCGTTCCCAGGCGCCCATTTCTGGGTACCGTAAATACCGCCGGGATCGAGGGGCGAGGCGAAGCCACTCCCGTTGTCCTGGCCGCCCCGGCCCCCGCCCTGGCCGCCGGTGTTGCCACCGCTCCAGCCGCTCCGCTGCATCCCCCCGTAGCCACCGCCGTAGTTCCCGCTGTAGCCGAGGCCGTAGTCGCCGTAGCGGCTGCCGCCGTAGCCGCGACCGAAGTTCCCGTAGTCCTGCGGGTTCGCGCCGAAGTTCAGCTGCGCGTAGGGATCTCGGTCAAAGAGGGTCGGCATCAGTAGTCTCCCAAGTACGGCGTCCCCTGCCAGCCGGTGCGGGGTAACGTATCGTAACTCCCCATCGGCAGGAGCCCGAACTGGCTACTGGCGACGGGGGCGGCTGACTCCCCACTCAGTTGGGACACGTCGGGGGTGGGATCGTTCCGATGCTGCCACTCATCGTATGCCTGAGCCAGCATGAGGAGCGGGTTGCCGAGCGCCATCCAGGCGCCCTTCTTGGAGGGCGTGAGGAACTTGTTCGCCATGTTGGTGGAGTATTTCGTGGTCGAGCCCGGGTCGATGTTGTCGATCCCCAGTTCGTCGCGGATCGCCTTGCCAATCCGCGTCCCCCCGAGATACCCCAGCAGACCGTGCTCGGCCTTAGCGCCCATCGTCTGCACGGCGTAGGGCAGGTCGGGGTCATTGGGGTTCAGGCTCTTGCTGTAGTCCTTGAGATGGGCGTGGGCCACCATCTCGCCCTTGGGGTTGTTGTAGATCCAGTACATCGAGGGCTCCTTGTCGCCGTCGGGGCTCGGCACCACCACCTTGTGGGGCCCGCCCGGCTCGGTCGGGAGCACCCCCAGGCCATTGAGGTATTTCGTGGCCTCGTTCTGCCAGTACCGCACCGCGGCCTGCCCAAGTTCCGGGAGCCCCTGCTCCTGCGGCCCCATGGTATTGGGGAACTCGCGGAGCGGGCGGTCGTACCAGGTGAGTTGCCCCCGCGGGCCAATGCGGGGCTTATCCAGCTTCTGGGGCGGGCCGTCAGCGATGGTGGGCGGGTGGGCCTGGGCCTGCCGCTCTGCGATCTGGCGCTCCACGGCCGCCTGGCCCTCGATGGCCTGCTGGATGTTGTGCGGAATCTCGCCCGTCTGCCGGTACGCGGCCCACTGGTCGTCATCCATCCAGTAGGACGGGTGCTGCCGGTTGGCGCCCTCTTCAAGCCGTTGGTACGGGCGCTGCCCGTTGTTCTCGGCTTGCATTTCTCGCAGGCTGGTGTCGAACGCGGCATCCTCCGTGGGCGTGGCGGCGGCGGCCTGCTGCCGGATGGCATTGACGGCCCGCTGCTGCTCCCGCTCTGTGGCCGCCGCATCCTGGTAATCGGCGACCCATCCCGCCACGTTCTCGGGGGGGGCGCCCTCATCCTTGGCGTTCATGACATCATCGCCCAGCCGCCGCAGGGGGCTGAGCCGAGGGTTAGGGTCGGGGCCCTCCGCTGGCAGCGGCGCGGGGGTGCCCAGGGGCTGGGGGTCGGGGATCGCCCGACTGCCGCGGTCCGCCGCCAGTTCGGGGCTGTGGAAGCGCTCGGGGTAATCGCCGGTCCCGATGTAGTGTTCCAGTTCGGCGTTGCGGGGGAGGCCGGGATCGCCGTACAGACTATTGGGCACATCCCCGTAGCCAAGGTACTGCTCTGCCTCGTGCGGCCTCATGCGGTCAATCACGGCCCGGGTGGCCGGGGGCATCAGCCGATAGAGGTCCTCCAGGATGTGGCCGGGGTCCAGCCCTTGGCCGGCGCCCACGTCTTGCCCGCCGCCGAACTCCCCCAGCAGCGGCCGCGGGTCGGGGTTCTCGAACGAGCCCGTGAGAGGGCGAGGGAAGTAGTCCGTCCAGCCGGATGGCGCGGCGGACGGGCTACCCCCACCAAACTGTGGGGCGTACTGCTGGGTGTAGTGGTTGACGATGGGCGTGTAGTAGGTCGTCTCGGGCGGCGCTGCGGCCAGGCCGTGCCGCTGCACGTTCCCCATGCCCCAGTTGTAGGCGGCTAGGGCGTGGTCGCGGCTACCCCCGAACATGTCCAGGAGTTGCCCCATGTACCGGGCGCCGCCGTAGATGGACTGCTCGGGGTCGTAGGGGTCCGACACGCCGAGGTCGCGGGCGGTGCCGGGCATCAGTTGCGTGAGGCCTTGGGCGCCGGCGTCCGACCGGGCGCGGGGGTTCCAGGTGGACTCCTGCATGATGAAGCCCGACAGGAAGGCGGGGTCGATGCCGTACCGCTGGGCCGCCGCCTCCACCATCGGGCGGTAGGCGTCGGGGATCGGGGCGGCCTGTTGGCCGCTACCGACGGGGGGCTTATCGGCCCGCGGCATATGGGCGAGGGGCCCGAGCCAGCCCGTGGGGTTCACCCGCTGGCCCTGGGGGTTCAGGGTCCGCACGTCGAGGTGGGGTCCGGTACTCGCCCCCGTGCTACCGACCTGGCCGACCTGCTGGCCAGCCCCCACGCGGTCGCCCTCCTGCACGTTCGTCGCGTCGAGGTGGCTTAGCTGCTGGCGCCACCCGTGCGGGTCCTGGACTTCGACCTGCAACCCGAGACCTTTTGGGTTGTAGCTGACGTTGCTCACCCATCCCGCCTCGGGGGACCGCACGGGCGTCCCGCGAACGGCCTGGAGATCCACGCCGCGGTGCTGGCCTTCGAGGTCGACGTGCTCAAGCCACTTATGTCCAGTCCCGACGACACTTTGCGGGTCAATGGGCGGGAGCCAGCGGGGGTGGGAACCAGCGCTGGTTCTGGCGCTGGCGCCCCGTCCCACGTCCTGGCCCGTGCCGAGGCGCTGGTGCTCCCGAATCCGACGGTACTGCTCCTCCTCGGGCAGGTCCCAGAAGCCTTCTTCGGGGGTGTTGCCGGTGTGCTGCCACTCGTCGATGGAGGCACGGTACGGGTCCCATGTCCCGAGGTCCATGCTACTGCGGGGGCGCTCGCCCGACTCTTGGGCCGGGGCGAGGGGCCAGGCATTGGGGATGTCCCACGGCCCGTCGGGCCCGCCGCCCCACGGGCGCCAGTCCGTGTCCTGGTCACTCCACGGGCCCTGGTACCGCATCGAGGGGCGGCCGCCGGGGAACGTCCCCAGGAGCGGGGCCATGTTCTCGCCCTCGACGGGACGGCGCACTTCGTCCTCGCCGCGGCCCACGTCCTGGCCCATGCCCATGCCGCCGTAGCCGCCCATCCCCCCGTAGCCGCCCCCCATGCCGCCGTAGCCGCCCATCTGCGGCTGCTGCATCGGCATCTGCTGCATGCCGCCGCCGTAGCCGCCCCCCATGCCCCCGCCGCCCCCGGGCAGGCCATTCCCGCCGCCGTAGCCGGGCATGCCCGCCATGCCAATCCCGGGGGTGCCGATGGTGACGGGGGTGGTGCGGAGGTCGCCCGTGGCGGCGCCCGGCATGTAGTGGACGGTGGCCTGGCTACCGGCGGGGATCATGAGGTTGCCGTTCGCCTCGTAGGGCTGCGCCCCGCGGGCCATGGAGAACTGGCCGGTGCGGCGGTCGATGAGGCCCACGGCCCCGTGTTCGAGGGACAGCGCATCGGGGCGGTTGCGGTACTCGATGTCGGACTGGGCCTTCATGGTGTCCAGCCCCAGGCGCTGGGTATCCAGGCCCAGCTTGCCTTGCTCAACGCCCAGGCGCTCCCGCTGGATCTGGGCGTCCGCCTCATCCTTCTTGGTCATCTGCTGGTAGGGCAGCAGGGCCTCTTCGTGGCGGGCCGCCGTGTTCTCCCGGTTGGCCGCGGTCACGTCGCGGGCGATGTCGTTCGCCGCTAGCTCCTGCGCCGTGGACTCCCGGTACTTACGGTCCAACTCCTCCTTCTTGAAGGCCAGTTGGGCGTTGTTGTAGTCCTGGTCGGCCTGATCCTTGGCGCTCAAGCTTTTGTGGAACGCCAGGGCCTGGTCGAGAGCGGCCTGGTTGCTGCCGCTGACCGTGTTGTGGATCTCCAGGTCGGCGTTGACCCGCGCCTGGGCGATGTCCAGTTGGGTCTTGGAGTTCAGCAGATCGGTGGCCGTCACCGTCGTGCGGTTGGCCTGCTGGGCCGCGAGGGTGGCGGCGGCCTGGGCGTCACGGGACGCCCGGTCGTTGGCCGCCTGCACCGTCTCGCCCTGATAGGGCAACTGCGCATTGGCGGCGGAGACGTCGTGCCCGTACCGGGCCACGGCATTGGCGTCGGCGGCGGCCGCGGCGGTGGCCTTCTGGGCGTCGATCTGCGCTTGCTGATAGAGCGTCAGGCGGGGCTCGCTGATCTGCGTCTCTTTCCGCGTCTCGGGGTCCACGCTGTACAAGCCCCCGTCGGGGGTCGCCCGGTAGATGACGGGGGGCTTGCCCGGCTCCTGGACGACGCTCACGCCCTCGCCCAGGCTGTGCGCCTGCAGCGTCGGGCGGGCCGCGTTGGGGATCAGAGTGGCCTCACCCGTCGCGGGGTCGATGGAGTAGGAGATGCCCTCGGGGGTGGTGGTGATGCTGGGCATCTTCTTCTCGATGGCGCCCCGGCGGTACTGCTCGATCAGTTGCCACTGCTGCTCGGGCCCCGCCCGGTGGATGAGGTCGATGTAGTCCTCGGTGACACCCAGCCGCCGCAGTTCCCGCAGCGCCTGCTCGTAGGCGGCGCTCCCCGCGGCCTGGGCCTGGGTGCGTTGCCCGGCCTGCGCGGCCTGGAAGGCGGGCTCTCCCGCCCGGTTGGGCGGTGAGCCCGCGAGGGGGGCGGCCCCAGCCGACGACGCGGCCACGACGGGCGCCGCCGGCGCCATACCGCCCGTGCCGCCCGGGTTGATCGCCTGGCTCGGGCCGGGGGCGGCCCGTTGCGGGGCCACCGCGGGGGCCTGCGGGTTGCTGGTGCTCCAACTGGGCGGGCTGGGGTACTGCGGGCCCGGGGCGCCAATCGCCCCCGTGACGTAGCCCGCGGCCCCTGAGGCCAGGCCGCCGACGACATCGGCCGCCCCCGTGGCCAGGCCACCCACCGCCCGGGCGGCGCCCCCCACCACGTCGCCCACGCCCGAGGCCACGCCGCCGGCGGCTTCTGAGAGCGGCTGCGCCGGGTTCGGCCCGCGGGTATCGGCCGGAGGCGGCGCCACGGCCGGCGCCGCCGGCGCCTCGCCCTCGTCGGCAGCGTAGGCGGTCGTGGGCGCCAGGCCGGACGCCTGCGCCACCCCACCCAGCACGCTCTGGACCCGCGACCACAGTTCGTCGCCGATGGGCGGCGGCGCGGGCCGCGGTGGCGGAGCGGCCGCGCTGGCCTCACTGGTAGCCGGCCCCGGCGCAGCTGCGGTGGTATTCAGGGGAACCACCTGGCGGGTGCCGCCGATCAGGATGTCCTGCCCCTGGACGGCCAGTTGCTGCATGTTGCGGTACTGCACCCGGAAGGCGTTCGCCGCCTCGCTGTTGATGGAGGCGCGCCGATTCTCGGGGGTGGGGTTCCGCGACGGCCAGCCCAGGGGCTGCTCGCCCGCCATGTAGGTATAGGCAGCGAGGTCCTCGCCCTGCAGGCCCATCGCCTGGCCCTGCGCACGGGCGGGCTCGAACGCCTGCCGCAGCATGTAGCGGGTGGCGAACTCGGGGTTGCGGCGGTTCTCGTCGGAGATGCCCTTGCCGAGCCCCTGGTCGTGCATCTGGTAGAGGCCCTGGCTCTGGTAGCGGCCCGAGCGGGCCCGGTCGCCCTCCGCGTTGGGGTTGCCGCCCCGTGACTCCAGCATCGCCGCGGCGCCCATGATGGGGGCCATATGCGCATCCGCGCCCATCCGCAGGGCGAGGCTCATCAGCCCCCCCGGGCTGGCGGAGGAGGCCCCGCCGGGGGCCCCACCCGGGGACGGGGTGGCGTCGGCGGGTCCGGTGGCGCCTGTCGGCTCGACGCCGGCGGCCTGTTGCGAGAGCAGGGTGGCAGCGTCGAGCCCGGGGACGGGCTCGCGGAGCCGCAGGGGGCGGAGGTCCGAGCGGGCCGGGGTGATGCGGACGCGGCCCCCCGGGGCCGGCGCCTCCACCATTTGCCCCTCCCCGAGGTACAAGGCCATGTGGGTGTTGGCGCGGTTCATCAGGATGTCGCCGGGCTCGGGGGCGCCCTCCACGGGCGCGGCCATGCTCACGTAGGCGTTCGTGTCGGGGCGCCCCGGGATCCGCATGCCGAAGCCCCGCAGGATGCTGGTCACGAGCCCCGAGCAATCCACGCCGCGGTTGTCCCACTCGCCGAGGACGGGGGCTTGCGGGTTCGGGGTGGCCGAGTTACCGCCCCAGCTATAGGGCGTGCCCACCCAGGACGTGGCGGCGCCACTGAGCGCCCGACGGCGCAGGGCGGCGGCCTCTTCGGGCGACTGGCCCACGCCCACGTCCTGGCCCGCCCCCACCAGGGGGGCCATCGCCTGGGGTGGGGGCTGGGGGCGGCCGACGATCCCCGTGCCGATCCCCATCTGCAGCCAGAGGGCCCGCGCCTGCTGCGCAATGGGGGACTGGAGGAGCGGGTCCTGGCCGTCGTCGATGGCGTCTTCGCCCGCGCCCACGTCCTGCCCCTGCCCGAGCGGCGGCGGGCCCGGGGGCGGCGCACCCGGGGGGCCAGGCGGCAGGGGCCCCGGGCCCGGGGGCGGCCCCTCCGCCGGCGGCGGCACCGCCGGCGGAGGCAAACCCCCCGCACCACCCGGCATGCCGGGGGGCATACCGGTCGGACCACCGCCAGGGGGAGTCACTCCCGGCGGCGGCATGGGTGGCGGCGGAGGGGCGCCCCCCGGCGGACCCGCAGGCCCGCCAGGCGACATCTCGGGCGGCATGCCCGGCGGCATCCCGGGCGGCATCCCCGGCGGCATGGCGTCCAGGCCCGGGAACCCCGGGGGCGGCGGCGGCATGGCCACCAGCGACAGGTTCGTGAGATTGAGGGGCGGCTCGCCCATACCCCCCGGCTCGTACACCTCCCCCGTGTCGGGGGTCAGGGTAATGCTACCAGGCGGGGCGGCGGTGCCGGGGGGGCTCACCACGATCTGGAAGTTGGCGGTACGGTCGCGGGGGTCGAAGCCCGGCGGCATGAGCACCATCGGCTGGGCGCTCTTGGGGTTGGCCTCGCCCGGTGCCAGCCAGCCGCCCTTGCGTTTGGGGGCAAACCGCCACCGGCTGGGGTCGGGCTCTAGCGCCGGGTTCACCCAGCCGGGCTTGGTGGCGACCATGGCGGGCTCCTGTCAGGCGCGTGCCCCCGGGTACGCCGCATTTGGGTTGGCGAGCGACTCCTCGGAAATCGCCTCATTGTACGGTACGGCTTCATATGGCGTGGGCGGTATCTGCTCTCGGGCCTGCAGTGCCTGGATGCGGGCCTGCAGGTCCCCGGCCGGGTCCGCCTTCTCCGTGGCGGTCTCCCGTCGGTAGATGCGCAGGCAGAGGCCGTGGGCGTCGGTGGCGATGAGGATCTCCAGCGGGACCTTCCAGGGCATCATCGTCTGCGGGACGCCCCCCGCCGTCAGGCAGGCCACCAGCATGGCGGGGTCCAGGGGCGGGTGCAGGGTGGCGACGAGGGTGCGGGTGGGCTCAGGCATCGGGCAGGTCCTCCACCTCGGGTAGCGGGGGGTTGGCCCGCTGGATCTTGCCCCAGACGGAGCCCAGGTACTCGCGGACGGCGGTCTGGCCGTAGGCGTCGAGGGGCAGGCTGCCCGTGGCGTAGTGCGCCATCAAGGGCTCCACGCTACGCGCCGTCGGGGTGCGCCGGCGGTTCGCCTCGTCCGCCAGGCGCTCCGCGAGGATGAAGGCGCGGGGGGTCTGCTCCAAGACCCGATTCGGCCACCGCATCTGCGACATTCAACTGCTCCCGTTCGATGTACGCCGCCGCCTCGCGGAGGTGTGGCTCCCCCGTCTTGCGCAGGTACTTGATGACGGCCCCCCGCAGCACGTCCTGGAACTCGGGGCGGGTGAACACCAGGCGCAGAAACTGCATCTGCTGAAAGCGGGCAAACGCCTCCGGCATGGTCCGCCGCAGCTGGGCATCCGACAGGTCCGTGGGGTCCTCGGTCATGGCTCCGACTCCTCCGCCACGAGTTGGGGGCCTTGCCACAGCCCCCCGGTCTGGTCCTTGACGCGGATGATCTGCCGCAAGATGGGCATCATCTGGCGCAGCACCGCCCCCGGCAGGAGCCACGCCTCGCCCTCGCCCACCTCCCAGTCGGGCCCGTGTTCCAGCGTCAGCATGAGCGTCCCCGGCTGCGGCCCGAAGCTGAGGCAGAGCCGTTTGTCGAAGCTGGGGACCGGGCTGGGGGGCGGGGGCGCGGCCTGGCCGTTCGGCAAGAGCAGCCCCGAGGGCGAGTCCTCCCGCACGGGGTCGGGGTCGGGCGGCTGGATGCGCCCGCCGTAGCCCTTGGCCGGGTTCAGCCGCCCCCGAATCAGATCCTCCTGGCCCTGCTTGGGCTCCTGGATGGGGCGAATATCGGTGCTGACCACGGGCGCCTCGTAGCCGTTCAGGCGGAGCAGCGCCGGGTCGATGCCGTTCTCCATGGGTTACATCCCTGTGCCACCGCGGGTTTGCTGGGGCATTGTACCCCCGCTCACCCCCGGGGGGACGCCGCCGCCCACGAGGTTGCCGCCGGGCCGCTGGTGCCCCATGGGCGGCGCCCCGCCGGTCCCGTTGCCGCCGCCCTGGTCCGAGGCCTTCGGCCGCCCCGACGGGGGCTCCAGGCCCCCGGGGCTCGGCATGCCGGGGGCGCCGGGCTGGGGCTCGCCGCCGCCGCCCTCGTCGCCCTGGGCGATGCGCTCGATGAGGCGCATGTACTCGGGGGAGTCGGCGCCGTAGTACGCCTTCGCCATGGTGAGGGCGGCCAGTTCGATGATCCACGGCAGGCGGTCGATGTTCTGCATGAGTAGGAGATCCTCCCACTCTTGCGGGTTATCCGTCAGGCCCGAGAGGCGCCACGATTCGTGCAGGGGCATCCAGTTGTTGGTCGCGAAAATCTGCAGGGCCTTCGCCTGCTCGATCATCGCGGGGTCCAGGCGCCGCCCGAACTGCACCTCGTAGCCGTTGTAGTAGCCCTGCACGTCCTTGGGCTTGACCGTGACCTCGCCCCGCGGGTTGCCCTCGCGGTCCTTGCCGGGGAGCGGCAGGGTGAGCGGCTCGTCGAGGAAGCACTCGATGATCATGGTGGCCAGGCGCAGCATATCCGCCACCCCCTGGCGGAGCGAGCCCTTGCCCGGCTCCAGCTTCAGCTGCCGCTGGGATTGGAGCGCCCACACCTGCTCGGCGGAGCGGGTGCCCTGGGAGGAGGACGAGCCGCCGGCGACGGAGTTCCGCTGCAGCATGGACTCCAGCATGCCCACCGTCTGCGCCAGTTCGGGCGGCACGACGGGCCCCTCCAGCCGCTTGATGTAGTGGCCTTTCCGCTGGTCCACCTCCAGGAACTCGCCCGGCCGGATCACCACGTCGGGCTTCCCTTCCCCGAGGAAGCCATAGAAGGTCAGCCAGGCGTTCCAGGCCAGCTGGGCCATATGCATGGACATGACCTGCGACTCGGCCTCGTAGAGCCCGCCGGCGTTGGAGAAGAGGCCGCGGTAGCGGTCCGCGGGGGCGTCGAAGCTGGTCTCGCGGAAGGGCATGATGATGTACGGGATCTCGGGGTAGCCGTGGGGCGCGACCCCGTCATCGCCCGACCCGAAGATCGGCCAGTCGTCCACGAGGATGCAGCGGTCGGGGCCCACCCAGATGTCCTGCACCTCGATGGACTCGTACTTCTGGCGGCCGCCCGTGATAAAGCGCAGCCGCTCCCGCATGCCGTCCAGGGTGTACGTCGCCTCGGCCTCCGCCACGGTGACCTTGTAGGTCTCGGTGACGGCCAGCAGGTGGCCCCGCTCGGTGCGCCGCCACTTCGTGAAGCGGGGGTTGCGCCGCTCACAGATGATGGGGTTGCAGGTGTGGTGCCGGACCTGCCAGTCGTCCCGCGCCCGAGTCGCCGCGTCCTCGCCCTCCTCGTCGTCATCGTCCGTATCCACGGGGAAGGTGAGCAGGTCGGGGGTGGGGGTGGGGAGCCAGAGCGTCTCGTCGAAGAGGATGCGAGCGATGCCCACCCGCCGCACCACCATGTCGAAGGCGATCAGCCCCAGGATGTCGACGGGCGTGCGCCAGTCGTGGAGGAGGCCGTGGGCGACCCGGGTGAGCAGGTCCGCCTGGGTGGCGTAGCGCTTCTTCGCCCGCGCCGGCCGCACGTAGATCTGCACGTCGTAGGGCACGAGCGAGTCCACGGCCGCGTCGGCGTCGGCGGGGGCGGAGCCCGTCTTCACCCCGGGGGCGCCCTCGGGCACCTGGACGGGGAAGTTCTGGAAGTACAGGTCCTCCTCGCGGGTGAGGCCCCGGTCGAAGGACTCGGAGCCCTGCCCCCAGTCGGACTCCAGTTGGCGGGCCCAGTTCCGACAGTCGTCCAGGCTGGAGAGACTAGCCATTAGATCGTCCTCATCATGCTGCGCCCCCGCCACTGGTTGGGCGGGCGGTGCTGGTCGCGCAGGTGGCGCAGGAAGAGGCGCTGCCGCTCCTCCCGCCGGGGCCCCAGGTCCGGGGGCGCCGCGGGCCCGGGCCCGGTGCCGACGCCGAACTGCTGCCCCGCCCCGATCTGGGTGAGGTAGGGGGCCGTGACGACCTCGGGGTGCTCCTGCTGGTCGAAGTAGTCGGAGCGGGTGTAGTGCCAGGCGTAGTAGCCGAGGGCGTCCATGGCGTGGTCGTTCCACTTGCGGGCCCGCTCGTCGCGGGTCTGGCCCATGCGGCGCACCTGCTCGTACTGGTACGCCTTATGTTCGCGGATGACGTCCCAGCACAGGAGGCGGGCGAAGACGATGTGCGAGCAGGTGGTCAGCTGCAGGATGTCCTGCTCGGTGAGCCGCTCGTCCGACAGGCGCTCCTCCAGGCGGATCAGGTAGGGCTGCTGGTCGCGGGGCTCCAGGTCCTGGTACTCCTCCCAGGTCAGCCCCTGGTCGTCCAGAATCTCCCCGAGCCGCTCCTGGCGGATGGGGTAGAAGCGGAGGGGGTCCCGCAGGAGACGGCGGTAGACGGGGAGGCGCGTCTCCACCTTGGGCTTGTCCTCGATGCCGAAGACGGGCCAGCCCAGGCGGGTGAGGCGCTCCACCTCCGCGGGGTAGGCGCCGTCGATGATCATCTCGGTGACGTTGGGAAACCACGGCCGCTGCTGGCAGTCGGCGGTCATGTCCTCGGCGAGGGCCCCCGCCTTGTAGTAGGAGTCGATGACCACGTGCTCCTGCCAGCCCCGCTCGGGGTACTGCTGGATGGCGAGCACGGCGTAGGGGTTGGCCCCGCCCGACGGGTCGCCCGTGACGTACACGGGGCGGTGGGGGTCGAACGCCACGAGGGGCCCCTCGGCGGCGTGCACCGAGTCCCGGTACTGGGGGAACACCAGGTTCCGCCCGCGCCGCGGGATGGCGCAGTATTGCTCCAGATATTCCATCGGGTCGTCGGCGTCGATCTGCGCCTGGACGAGCGCCGGCGACTGGCGGCCGCGCGGGTGGACGTAGAAGTTGTGGTAGCTCTCCAGCAGGAAGACTTTCCACGCCGTGTTGTGGGGGTTGGCCTTGACCTTCTCGATCTGCTCGTAGAACCAATTGCCCTCGCCGTTGAAGCTGCTGAGCACGAGGGCCTGGCCGTTGTTGTCGGTGAGCGGCGGGTACACGGCGCGGATCCAGGCGTCCTGGGAGACCTGGGCCCCCTCGTCGACGACGGTGAGCGCCACCGAGGCGCCGGGGGCGGAGTCCCGCTCGCCGGCGGTGTTGAGCGACACGCCCTCCAGCCGACAGCCGCTCTCTAGCTCGAGGAGGCGCTCGTCGCGGGAGTCGCGGTGGCGGACGATCTTCCAGCCCATGCGGCGGATGATCGCCTCGACGACGTCCCAGCAGCGGCCGACCTGCTGCATGGTGCGGGCGCAGAGCCAGACGGTACAGCCGGGGCGCAGCCAGAGATAGGCGGCGGCCTCGTGGGCGGCGTACTCCGTCTTGCCCGTGCGGCGCCCCCAGCCGGTGACGCGGAACTGGGCGGTACAGCGGGCCACGGCTTGCTGGCCGTTCCAGGCGCCGGGGAGCCCCGCGGCCTCCCAGCCGGCGGTCTCCTGCTGGAGCGCCAGGTAGGCGGCGATGCGGTGGTCCTCGTCGGGGAGCGCCCCCAGGTCCTGCCAGAGGCGGGCGTAGAGCAGCCGCTGCAGGTCCCGGTCCTGGGGGACGTACAGGCCGTGGGGGGTAAAGCCGAAGTGGGCGAAGGCGGCGAAGCGCTCGCGGGGGCTGAGGGGCTGGCCGCGGAGGGCGCGGGACTGGGCGCGTTGAATGACGGGAGCGAGAAAGTCCGGGCTGGTGGGCCCGAACGCCACCAGCCCGGACAGGTCCAGGTCCTCCAGGCCCGCGAGGGCCACACGGTCGGCCACGCTACTTGCGCTTCTTATCGGACCCCATGCCGAACGGGAAGGGCTTCTTCTTCTTCTTGGGGTCCACCGTCAGGGGCTGGCCCGTGCGCTTCGCGGTCTGGGCGGCGGCCGCCTCGCCGGCCGGCGTGTACGGGAACTGCTTCTTCTTCTTGCCGGTCCCAACGGTGGGCATGACACATCCTCCAGGGGCTTCGCGGTCGTCGGCCCACGCCGCCAGCGTGCGCAGGAATAGGACGCCGTCCACTAGCGCTTCTGCGAACTGGAGGACATCCCCAGGCCGCCATTCACCTTGCGGGCACCCGTCAGCCGCTGGGCGGGCTTCCGCGTCTTCGTGGTCACCGGGATGAGCTTGCCGGTACTGCTAGCCATACTACTGCCTCCGCGTCCGGTGTAGTGGGGGAACTGGGGCTGGATGTCCACGGGGCCTCCTACGGCTGGGGGTCCACCTCGCCCAGCACAATGGCTTTGTTCGTCCACATGGCGGCCTCTTCGAGAGCGGCGAGGGCGAGGGCGCAGTAGCGGTCGTGGACGAGCGACATCTCCAGGTCGGTGTGCAGGCTGGAGAAGGCGTGGCGCATGCGGTCCATCACCCGCTGCTGGTCGGGGCTGGGCTGGTGGCCGGCGTACTCGGGGCGAATCACCGCTTCCCCTTCTTCGGCTTCTCCCCCGCCAGGCGGAAGGAGATGGCCACGGCCTGCTCCACGGGTTTCCCCTCGGCCACGAGGCGCTTGATGTTCTCGCCCCGCCCCTTGGCGGTTTTGGCGGCGGGGCCTTTGAGGAGCGGCATCAGGCAGCCTCCGGTCCCATGAGGCGGGCCCGCAGCTTCTGCACCCCGGCGGTCCAGGCTTGCGGGGCCACGGCGCGGATCTCCGGTTCGAGGATGGCCAGCGCCTGCAGGACGGCCTCGTTGATGGCCTTGCGGACGGTGGCGTTCTCCTCGGTGTACTTCTGGAGGGCCTGCACCAGTTGGAGCACGCCCTTGGTGGCCCGCTGGTGCTCGGCGGAGCCGATGCGTCCGGTCGTCTCTAGCTGCTGGGCGTGCATCTCCGCCTGGACCAGCCGCCGAATCAGGATCTCGTACTGGGGGCCGTGGCCCTGGTACTCCGCCTTGAGGTCGCGGGCGAGGGCGTCCGAGCGCAGGGCCCAGTCGTGGAAGGACTGCATCTGGTGGCAGATGGCGAGGTAGGCGACCTCCGCCTCGCGGACCTCGGCCTCCAGCTTACGGAGGTCGGTGAGCAGGGCGCGGTACGTGGCCTGGGCGCGGGGCAGGGCGGCCGAGTCGGCGGCGGCGGCCTGGAGCCGGTGGAGCCCTTGCTGGTAGAAGACGAGCAGTTCGTGGTGGCGGGCCCGCAGCGTTTCCTGGCGGTCGCCCGCGGAGAGGCGCTCGGCTTCGAGGGCGGCCCAGTGCAGGTCCTGGGGGGCGTTGGGTGCCGTCATGGTGGCGCCTCCAGGCTCAGCATAGAATATGCCGCACCAAGCTGCAATGGGAGCGGGCATGGGGGAGTGGCACCGGTGGCGGGCCTGTGAGCCGGGGGATGGGACGCGGACCTGCTGCTTCCGCTTCCCGCCCCAGGTGCGGGCGGATCTGGAAGCGCTGACCAAAGCCTACGGGGATACCCCCGCGAACATCGTCCGCCACCTCATCCACAACAAGGCGAACCAACTGCGCCTGGCGGATGCGCTCCCCGATCTCGGGCTGGGCCTGCATGCGGTGGACAAGCCCCCCAAGCCCAAGCGGGTCCGGGTGCGGCAGCCGCCCAAGCCGAAGCGAGTGCAGATGACCCCTGAAGAAGAGCAGGCCGCGGCGGATGCGTTCTTCGTCCCCGTGGACCTCTTTGACCCGGAGATCCTGGCGCAAGATGCCGTGAACCGCGCCATCGCCGAGGAGCGCAAGGCCCGCCGCAAAGTGGAGCAACGAGCCCGGTACAACGCCACGGCCCGCGCCAAGGCCCGGGCGGCTAAGGGCCTCCCCCCTGTCGTGACCGCCCTGCCCCCTGCGCCCGAGGCGCCGCGCTGCCCCGTGTGCCGCACCCTCGTGCCTTTAGATCAGCGGCATATCTGCATCGGCTGTCCCCGCTGTCGCAAGCCCCTGGTGGTCGGTCAACCGCACACCTGCACGGGGTTTGTCTTCCCTTAGCCTGTCGTTACAGTCAAAATGCTCCACGGGCCGGAGCCTGTCAGTACAGGGGTTCCGGTGAAGGGAGCCCCTATGCCAACGCGCACCAGCACCTTCCGCCTCTCCCCTCGCACGCTCCTCCTGCTCGACACCCTCGTCACCCACGCGGCCGCCAAAGACCCTACGCAGCCCTATGCCCAGTCCCGCACGGGCATGCTCGTGCGCCTGATTGAGAACCAGATCCAGGCCCAGGGGCTCCGCGTTCCGCTAGAGCGCTCCGCGCGCTCGCCGGGGTTCCGCTAGCGCGGGGTAGGTATGCACCATTTCATGGGCGCGGACGCCCACACGGGGGGGCCTGATGCACGCCTCATGCGGCCCCGCAAGCCCGCAGATCTACGTGACGTAACGTGCGGATGTAAGGGGCGCGGGGAGGGAGGCGGAGCCTTGGCGGGAGGCCCGGGCAAAGCACGTCACGCGGGTAACGCAGGACGAATAGTATTCGTCGCGGGCTACGCATAGCGCAGATCTACGCGAGGCTCGGCTGGGGCGGTAACGACGGGAGAGGCGGCAGACGGCGGTGTGGGGGTAGGGTCAGCCCCCAACAAACGGCAGCCGGCTGCCATTCTTGACTTTTGGAAACGACCCGCTGTACCATTGCAGTGCACCCCGAACCGAACTCCACCGAACGGAGCGGCGACAACGGGGCCTGCAAGGAGTGACCCACGATGGTAGCGTTGCCCGAGACCGTAACCGTCAGCATGGCGGACCTGATCGCCCTAGCGGCCCGCAGCAAGCGGGTGGAAGAGGCGCTGACCGCAGCGGACACCCAGTTCGCCGGAGCCTTCGCCCAGTTGGCGGAGGCCCGGCGCGGCCTGACCGCCATGCGAGACACCTACAAGGCGTGGGACGTGCAGGTCCGCGTCAGCGAGGTGCCGCCGGCCGGGAGCGGGGCGGCCACCAATGCCCGGGCCTACCTTGCGGCGCAACCGCAGGGTTCGGGCTATGCGCCGACCGTCCCCACGACACCGCCGAGCGGGTTGCACGATGCCCGGGCCAATGGCACGGCCAGCCCCGCTGCGGCGGCCCGGCGGGATGCGGCCGCGGATGGTGCGTACACCCCGTATGCCGATGATGCGGCCGTGGCGGCCTTGATCGGCGCCGGGTGCACCGTAGCGTTTGTGGCGGCCCACCATGTCGAGCGGGGCGGGCATGGCAACCGCCGTCCTTGCCCGGCCGTAGCCCGGGGCGTGTCCTGCAATTGCGTCAAGCAAGTGGGGCAGAAGTGGGCGCAAGCGCAGAAGGCGCAGCAGGCCCAGGCCCGGGTGGATGCGGCTGTGAACGGCACCACGGCGGCCCCGACCGTGGCCCCGGTGACGGCGGCCCCTGACCCGATGAACCCCCTCGCGAACGCCGAGGGTCGGGCCACGTGGAACGGGTACGTCAAGGCGTACATGGTGCGGGGCATGTCGCATGCCGACGCCATGTTGGCGGCCGACGACGCCATGTCGGTCACGGCGGCCCCCGTGCAGGATGCCCCCGTGGCCCCCGTGCAGACGGCGCCTAGCACGGATGCCACGCCGGCCACGGATGCGACGCCTAGCACGGATGCGTTGCCCTGCCCCACGGAAGCCAAGTTCCTGGCGATGCGCAGCGAATTCCACGCGGCGGCCAAGCTCACGTACATTGATGCGCTGTACCACGCTCGCTCGCAGGGTGCCCCCGACCCGGACGGCGCGGCGTTCAATGTGGATGCCAAGGCCGTGATCAAGATCAAGCGTCGCTTCGCCGGGTTGGTCGCCAGCTAGCCCGTCCCCCGCAACGTGTCGCATGGGCCGCTCCCGGATGCCCGGGAGCGGCCCGTTCATACCCCCGGAGGTGTACGTCATGTGTAGCCCGTCCCTAGCCCGTCGCCCGTGGCAGCGGCCACGCCCCGCAACCCGCGTCGGCCACGGTGCGTACCTCACGCAAAACCGCCGGATGCGCGTATGGCTGGCCCGGGTGCGTAGCCCGTACCACGTAGCGCCTACCGTACGCCTGGTACGCCTCGCCGCCTAGTGTGTCGTGGGCCGCCCCGGACGTCCGGGGCGGCCCGTTCATCCCCGTGGAGGTGTCTCGCATGGCCGACTGGTACACGCCGGAAGCGCAAGGGCACCCAACCCCAACCATGATCCTGTGGGAGTATCAGGCCCTCGCCCGGGCATGCGTCGCTGCCGCCCGCCCGGGGGCGCACCCTCTCTGGACAACGCTCGTCACGCGCCACCTCGCCCGCTTGCAAGCGTGGGGCTGCGAGGTGCCGCCTACCGCGCATGCCTAGCGCCTCACGCATCCCCCGCATAGCCCCCGTACGCATCATGCGTACGGGGGCTTTTTTGTGCCTTCCGCGGCCGGCACCCCCCGGTCCTGGACCGCACCCCCCCGGCCCGCCCCACCGGATGGCCCGTACGAGCGCTGAGAGCCACGGAGAGGCCCGTTGCGGGCGTTTCGCGCCTACTGATAGGTCGCGGGGCGCAAAACGGCTCTCAGCGCGAAATCGCTTTCGGCGCGGCGCGGTGCACGTATGTGGGGCGCACGTATGCACGTACCGTGTATACACGTACGTATGTACGTGTACGTCACGTACACGTCACGTACGTACGTACCCACGCATGCATGCATCACGTACGTACGCAGGCATGCACGCCCCCGCGCCGCGCCCGCCCGCACGCCCGCCCGCGCCCGCCGGCGCGCCCGCCCCCGCTGGTCACGAGCGACAGGGCCGAGG